CCCCCTTCACGAACTCTGCGGGAGAGTATAAAATCCCGTTAGAGATTGCCCTTCGGGGTGAGCTCTCCAACAATGTGCCCATTGACCCAAAGATGGTCGACGCTTGCGTCAACCACCTCGCCAACAAGCTTCTCCCTTTCATGAAAAGGAGGGGGAAAGTTCTCACTGTCGAAGAGGGGATCAACGGACTGCCAGACAGTCCGCTGCGCCCCATACAGCGAGGAACATCGGCAGGGTACTACGGACTCCACAACCCAGAGGTCAAACCTGGGAAGAGGGGTGCGTTCGGTGCAGATGGTCCATACACATTGGACACTCCAGAGGCAAAGCGTCTCATTGCCAAAGTTGAGGCAGATTGGGAGCAAATGAAACAGGGTAAACCTGTTGATGCTCCCTACTTGCTCTTCATGAAGCAGGAGAAGCGGTCGCTCTCAAAAGTCGAAGCCGGTAAGGCTAGACTGGTCAAAGCAGCTTCAGTTGATGATGCCATCAACATGCGGCGCGCCTATGGCGCATTCATTGCTGACCTCATGGAGTTCCAGACCCTGTGTGGAGTCGCAGTCGGGATTAACCCTCTCGGCCGTGACTGGAATGGTCTTGCTGAACACGTCCAGAAAAAGGGCAAATGGCTCATCGCTGGAGATTTCGGCAGTTTCGACGCAACACAGACAAGACAACATATCCTTGCTGTGTTGAAGACCATGGCCAAAGCCGCCGGCCACAAAGGGCAGGAGATCGAGAACATCTTGGCTTGCATTGCTGAGACTCTCGCCTCGCCTCGCTGCATGATCGGTAACGTGGTCTACCAGAATGATCACAGCATGCCATCTGGCAACATTGCTACCTCCATCATCAACTCACTTCATGTGCAGCTGTTGATGTCCATCGCATGGATCCTCCTCATGAAGGAGGAAGGGGAGACCTTCACAGCGTGCCTTCAAAGGTACGAGGAACATGTCACAGTCGTTTCATACGGCGACGACCACCTCATCAACGTGACGGACGAAGCAGTTGTCAAGTTCAACCAGCTCACACTCATGGCCATTTTCCCCACAATTGGGATGGTCTACACGAGTGACAACAAGGAGGACAAGAACCCACCTCCCTGCCGGACAATCGAGGAAGTCACCTTCCTCAAACGCAGTTTCCGGTGGGAAGAGAGGTTGGGCATGTATGTCGCTCCTCTGGACGAACAGACGCTTTGCGAAGTGTGCTATTATGCAGACATCAAGGGGGCCCCAAAGGCCGTGACCCGCGACAATGTTGAACGCACTTTCCGCGAGCTGTCTCTCCATGGCAAGGAGAAGTACGAGGAATTGGCAACAGCCCTCGAGGCCGCTCACAACGAGCGAGCACCGATTCCCGTGCTGAAGCCGGACTTCGAGTCCGCTCTTGCCGAGGTCATGGGTGAACTCCCTGGCTTCGACACCAACGCCGTCTGATGACGGCACCCCGTCCAAGGCCTTATGACTTTAAAAGATGTGCCTCAACACCGTCTGGTTACCGCCGCGTTTCACGAGAATATTCTCTGTCTAAAGTGAACACGGTTGGCTTTCGGTGCCGTAGAGTCTGGGCTTTTCAGCCTTACCGGAGCAGGATAGACTTAAACATCCAGCCCAACAGAGTGAGCTTGAGAGCATTGGTTCGTGCCTCTTGCAAATTTATCGAACTGCTGACGTAATGGATTCAACGATCAATGATGTGCAGGTCACAGAGTCTGCTCAGGTGCATGCCACAACGGCGTTCACAGCACAGGATCAAGCAAAGACAGTCGAGCCTCACGGCCCTGTCTCGGAGGTATATGACATTCTGGCAACAAAGGATTATTCCGCGTTGTCGTTGCATGACCTCCTTTCTCAACCTGTGCCTGTGGCGAACGGTGTGTTCACTGGGCCTATACCTACACCATTTACCTTCTCGTCGCATACGAGCCTCTTAACAGCTTCCCCTTTCCATTTGGAGAAGCTGAAGGGGTACCATGGCATTCGTGCCACGGCGGTCTTGCGGTTGGTGGTCAACGCCGACAAGTACACCCAAGGTGTCTTAGCGGTCGG